ATTTGAAATCAATGACCGAAACATAATAGATACACCGTCCGCTAGTTTTTACGAAGACAAGCGTGTCGATTTGTTTTTTATGTCATTCGGGCGCAGAAATCCATTGCTTAAAATGGATGAGCAAATCAATTACCCAACAACTATAGTTCGCCCTTCATCAAATCCAGTTAGCTATTTAATGGGTAACCCATCGGCTATTAAACGGCACAATTCGCGTTGGATACCTGCTATTTTACGTGCACAGGCAAGCCAGACAGCGGCTTTTATTGTTGGACGATATGAGATAGCACCTCGCGGGTTAATGTGCAAAATGAAATCAGATATGGCCCCGCAATTGGCGCAAATCTGCACAGTTAAAACCAGCGTTTTCGAGGATGCATTTGGCAATACGCCATCTATCCCGATGCAGGTTGTTGCAATTAGCAAGGCGCAAGGCAACTACGCTATTGAGCTAGAGGAGTTTAGGGCTGCAACATTTGATCCAGATGAGCTAAATATCATTGTCTATCTCGCTGAAAACATGTTGAGCATGGGCGAATTTGGAACATTACGCGATCTCTACGACTCAATATATCCGTATGCAATACCAGCGGGCGCTACCGTTCGATTTGAGGCCGATAGCGGCGTAATATTTGGAACGCTTATAGGTGCTGTAACAGATTTTGCGTTGACGGTTGGAGACTGGCCGGAAATATCCGGCAGTGGCATGACGCTGCAGATTGCAAATCTAACAATTGCTGGCAGAGGCGGCGATGGTGGAGGACTTTATTCAAGTAGTCTTAATGGTGGAGATGGCGGATCCGGGATATACACGCGGGTTCCTATTGAGCTAATCGACTGCATTGTTGGATCTGGTGGCGGCGGTGGCGGTGGCGTGTATAATGCAAGTTTTGGCGCACTTGGCAGAGGTGGCGGCGGTGCTGGCTATCCTGTTGGCGATGGTTATGAGGATGGCACAACATTGACTGGCGGCTCTGGTGAGTATGTTGGCGTTGCAACTGCCGGCGATGGTGGCGATTTAGGCGATGATGGTTTTGTTGGTACGGGAGCCACAGTTGGTGCGGCTGGCGTTACTGGTATAGCAGCAGATGGAATAAGCTACATCACAATAACCGGAACAACAACAATTTACGGCACACAAATAAACTAGGTGATCTATGCGCGGAAAATTTAACAGAACAATCGTGGCAGCCAATAGCGGGGCGGTAGTGCCATATGCGATGGTAGACGTTTTTGATCAGGTAACTGGAAACAGAGCCGATATTTATAGCTCACAATCTGGCGGCGCGCCTCTATCTAATCCGTTTGAAACAACTGATCTTGGGTTCGCATCATTTTTTATTGATGCGGGACAATATCGATTTGTTGCGCGATCTGCAGGCGGTGCTTTTATTTCCGAAGTGACACACGAGATTGTTGTCGATCCAATCATGGCTAGCGGTATTTACGATATTATCGAAAAAACTGGAGCCAATGAAAATATTGACTATCGGGGAATATCGCTGCGATATTTACAAATGACAAATGCGGCAGCAAAAACATTAACATTCAGGCCATTTTCAACGTTTGAGATTCAGGTCGGCGAAGTTTTTAATGTCCGCAATATTGGCGCAGGATTGCTTACTATTATAGCTGGCTCAGGGGTTACGATTAGCCCGCCAGCTAGTGGAATTTTAACTATTGAGCAAAACGGTACGGCATCAATAATTTGCACGGCTGAGGATGAGTACGACATGATTACAGTTGACATGAGTAGCGTTGACACAAGCATTCAGAAGGTCGAAACCTTTGCCGCCCTAGCAACTACCCCAGCACCTACGGCGGGCATGGTTGTTTATACAAAAGAATTATCATCCGGTATCAATGGCGGGCACTTTATAGATACTGCAGGAACGATAACTGAAGACGGCTACAGCCTGATAAACAACACCGTAACAACCGGTAGGCACTGGAAGCGCGCGGCAGATGACGCAAGATATAAAACTACAAGCATTGCAAAAACTCTAGATTGGTCAACCGTAAATAATGATGTGCGACTACAGCTTGTTAAAAAGCGGATGCTTGACGGGCTTGCTGTAAATATTGTTTGCGTTGGAGACTCAATTACTGCTGACACATATCCTGCCGAGCTTCAAGTTTATTTAAGAGATTACTACCAAAACCCAAATATATTGGTTTTAAACAGCGGCACATCTGGATTTAGATCGGATCAAATGCTGGCAGATTGGTCTACACGCGTAACAGCAAAAAATCCGCACATTGTGATAATGATGGCGGGAATGAACGACACCATACAAGACTACGGGATACAAGCACTGTCAGACAACATGAGCGAAATGCTTAGACTTTGTTATATCGCAGGCTACGCATCAATTCTTTGCAATGTTACTCCACACGTTGCAAATGCCATCGCGGGTATGAATAGGTCGCACGAGTACAAGGACTCTTTGCAAATTGTAGCGTCAAAATACGGCGTTAGATTTATTGACATGGACAAGCACGTAAGAGACTTATACGAAGGCTCAGGTGGAATGTCGCAAGTTTATATAGCTGCGGATGGAGTGCATTACACCGCTGGATTTGGTTATAAAAATTTAGCCGGTGTTATCTTTGCTTATGGGGTGTGCGGCGGTGATATTGTTGTAAATAAATTTTCAAAATTCGGCACGACTAATGCGAAACTGATAATTGACAGCAATGTGACAAAAAGTGTTGCCAGTGCATATAGTATTGACTTTGAGCCGGTTAGATTGCTGCCGACTACTTTCTCTGGTGCTGCGACCCTATACATGTACTTAGATAGTCACGAACAATGCGATCTAGTCATTTGCGCGTCAAGAGAGTATTACAACGGCAAAGACCCGAAGTGTGGTGTACTAAATACCGAAATTGTCGGGTCTGCAATTGAATATTTTGCGCTTGGCGTTAACTCAGCAAGCCCAACATCTCGAAGCATTGCCGTCCCATTTAATGCCTGCAAACTTAAGCCAGGATTGAATGTCATTAAACTTTTTGCTAACGATACCGGCACTATGGAACTGTTCAATTTTCAGGTTGTGCCCTGTGTTGAAGATTATAATAAGTTTGTGGAGGCGGCTTCTAATACCCCTGCCAATTATTCTGAAAATCATGATACAAATACAGGGATTCGTCGCTATGTTTCGGCGGAAAAGTCGATAGCGTCAACTAAGCGCGCAAGAATTTTCACGATGAAAAACCGATATCGTGACTCGTCTGCAAGCCGTGCTTATGCGTTTCGAGTTCGCGCATTACTTGCAAGCGGTGTTATTTGGCATATTGGACAAGTACAGAATTTCACCAGAGAGTGGCGTGAGTCTATGACGATTACAATGACTCAGAACGCGGGCAATATTGATGTAGTCGTGCAAATGCTGGATATATTTGGGACGGCGACAACGGTTGCTACCAATTCGCTGGCGGGGACAATTGCAGCAGATAATAGATTTGATATAGTGCAAACCAATGCTTTATTCGGAATTTATCTGAATGGCAGTGGCACTGCATTAATCTCATTACCGTTCTGCGTAGGCGTTTTTGATTTGGAGATTACTTCCCCGTCCGATTCCGCATGCTATATTAACCCTGTTGCCGAATTAGACCCGTCTGCTGCTGCCTTAGCTGTAAGCACAGACGGTGAGGCATGGGTCACGTATGGCGCGACTAAAAAGGTATGGAGAACCATAGGAGGTGTAAATGTTGGTGCGGTGCTATCATAATGAATAGTTAAATTCATTTCGGCGCTCTTTTACAATTGCAAAAAAACAGGAGATATGATATGGCTACAAAATCAAAAGGCAAAAAAAGCGGCTCAAAAGTAATGGTGCGCATGTGAAATATTTACTGAAAATCATGACAATTTACGAGTCGCTACCGATTAAGATTCGCCTATTTTTGGGAATGCTGCTAGCCGCAAACACTGCCGCGCTAGCTATTTGGCTATGCTGTAAATACATGCTTGATAACGAGCTTTCTTATCAATATTGCATGGGCATTTTTTTAATTGCGCGCGTTGTCTTGTTTATGGCAAACAAGCAAATGCCATTGAATGATGAAAATGTGGCTTTTATGAGTTCGGAGCGTATATTGTGGAACGGCATGACGATCTTGATAATGGCATTTATGATGGGGGCTTTTTTTGTGTTAAGCCTTCTGATTTCGAGTCTATGGCCTACTTTGCAAAACTTGCTATAATCGCTGCTAAAGCTATTGCCGAAATAAGGGAGTGCGGCGGAAAATCGCCATACTTTAAAGCTGTTGAGCACTGCATTATGCATGTTGCTGGCGGCGGCACACTAGAAAACTTCAGGCCATTGGTACGGACGTCAAGCTATGCAGGAATCGACAGAAGACAGACAAAAAACGCCGTGCATTAGCGGTCAGGAGCAATTTGTTATGGAAGCTCTAAAAATGATGTTTGATGTCCGAATGCTTAGTGAAAAAATTTCCAATCTTGATGCAAAAGTTGACACAAACGACAAAAAGCACAGCGCTGCAATTATTGAGCTGCGCAATTTTTTTATAGATCAAAATCTAGTTGTTGTTGATAGTGTTGGCGAGTTAAAAAAATCCATTGATGCAATATCCGGCCAGCTTGAGCCTATAGTTAGCCGCGAAAATAAGGCAAAGCACTTTATTCTAAAGTGGTCGATTCCTACTATTTTGGTTTTATTGTGCGTGATACTTTTCGGCGGTTACGCTACTCAGCTTGGGCAATTTGTTAAGGCGGTATTGTGATGATAGAGAAAATTAGACTCGCGTTAATTAATTGGAACGTTGCCCCTCTTGGAGTTGTCGCTTTTCTATGCTATTTAACCTCAAAGCTTGTTAATAATTTGCTCTCAATGACCTGCGATGCTGATGCCGCTGTTTATATCGCGCTTAGCGGCCTTGTAGCAACGATGGGCGGAATTATCTACAAGCTTTATGACTCAATGCAAGCTAACAGGAAGGCGTAAAATGACAGCAGCAATTGAGCCAAGATTACTGCAAGCATTTATAAAAGTTGAGTCTGGCGGCAAAGGCTTTGATTCTGCCACTGGCAAAATACTTATTCAATTTGAGCCGGCATGGTTCAGAAAGATGGCTAACTTTGCACCCACTGGCGCATGGTCGGTTAATGGCGTAGAGAGACAAGCTAAAGAATGGGCAGCTTTTAATAACGCGTTTGCGATTGATCGTGAAGCGGCAATGAAATCTACATCTATCGGCCTGCCTCAAATAATGGGGTTTCACTGGAAGCGCTTAGGTTATTCAAGCGTTGGCGCAATGTGGGACGATTTCAAAGTCTCAGAAGAAAACCAAATCAAGGCGCTAGAAAAGTTCATCATGACTGATCCGCGCTTGCTCAAAGCATTTGAAGAAAAAGATTGGCATATGATGGCATATATTTACAACGGCTCAGGATACGCAGCGCAGGCGCATAGGCTTGGTATTGTGCCTTACAACGAACAGCTTAAAAATGCATACGAGGCGGCCAATGATTAACATTAAACTATGGCTATACGGCGGCCTAGTCGTTGCACTATTCGGCCTAATTCTGCGTTTTGACTACTTGAGCGAAAAAGTAGAATCGCAAAAAGTTGAGCTAGCACAAAAAACCGAACAGCTAGACGCAATAAACGAAACGCTTAAATCTGAGCGTGAATCATTGCGTATCGCAACTGAAAATCGCGCCAAATATTATTTAGAATTGGAGTCGAAAGAAAATGAAATTAAAGATCTTCGCGCTCGCGTTAATTCTGGCGCTGCCAAGTTGCGCATCAAAGCCACATGCCCGCCAGTTGCCGCCGATAGACCCGGCGATAACCAAGCCGCTCCCGAACTTACAGCAGACGCTCGACAGGCTTATTTCGATCTCAGACGTGAAATGAACCAATGCCCAGCACAATTGGCACTCGCGATTAAAACTTTGCAGGATGACCGTAAATAATGGCTAGTTTATCAATAAGCGCAGCGCGTAACCTGAATGGGAAATTGCAGGGTAGCCATGTAGAAGTGGCCGAAGGTGTGAATTTCATCGGCACAGTAGCACATGGAAGCACACTTACTATTACTGACAGCCTCGCAAGATTCGGCACAAGAACAAACGCAAAGCCCGCTGTTGTATTGATGGGTAATTCAAAAACTTCATCAGCACTTGGTCGTTTAGTTGCTGACTATTCAAACGCATCGTCTACTTACGTTGCAAGCATGAAAAACGGATCGCTTGCTGGCTCTATTCGTCATGATTTTAAATCGCCTGCAAGCAATACCGGAGCGATTTGGGGCGGTGGTGCATTGGTGCTTGATGGCAGCAAGCCTATGATTGCGTACATGGAGCGCTATTATGCTTTTGACATTACGAACCCGCAGCACCAAAGCAACACTTTTGTTGTGAATGGCACGTGGACTGCACTAGCAACCTACACGATAACGATAGAAGGTCAAACCGCTACCTATGTAGCAGATGCGAACCCAAATGATGCAGAATTTCAAGCTGCTATGGTGCCGCAGATTAACGCATTTGTTGGGCTTACCGTACCAGTTACAGCATCTTCTGCTGATGGCTATGTTCTTATAGTTCCCAATGTTGCTGGAACGCCAATCAACGTCACAACATCGGCAAATCTGAAATCATCTTCCAATTTAAAAACTAATCGAGTGTGGGCATCACCCAGCAATACACCAACAAACTCAAGTTCTTATATCGGCTATAACGGGGCTGACGGGGCTGGCTCTTACGGCACTAACTCAGCGCGTCACGTAATTGAAAACGTAGATAGTGTTTCACATTATTACGATGCTGGAATTCCTGCTAATCAATGGCTTTCAGAAGAATTTTTGTTTAACAATTCATCTGCGAGCGGTGTCCCTGATGGATATTTTGAGCACTGGCGTAGTAATACCTTTTTAAATACAGGTAAGTCAACGATGGTTACCTTTAACACCACTGGATACCCAAACAAATTACGTCAGTTCTTTCTTGATGAGTTATCTAATGGATTTGGCCGTGGGCTTGCTAATGCTTACGGGTATCTATGCTATCTATGCTTGGATGACGAATGGAACGGTATCTACTTGGGAGACAGCGCAACAAAATCAGCTTGCACTAAATTAATTCGTCAACCTCAGTCGTTTTGGACGAGTAACCGAGTCGATATAAGCCTAGTTCAAGCAGGACTTTCAGTGAGTGGAGCACACGCTTACGTCTGTACTGGAAAAAATACTTTCGTCTATTTGGGGCAATTACCTGCATGATAAATTTTAAATTATTTGGAGGTTATCATGTCATTTGGTAATACTACAACGGCAGGTGCAACAGAATTACAAAACAGCTCGATGGTTACGCCTAGGCTTGTTATTGCTACTGATTACACTCCTGCGGTTACAGAATATATAACCAATATCAGGGCTTATATTCGCAATGCTGGCGGTGGGACGGCTTATTTCAGGGTTGGCGTTTACAACGTAACTGGCGGGGATTCTACCGCGCCAAAGGTTGCAGAATGGCAAATGACAGTACCTGTTCAGGCTGCGGCATGGATTAATCTTGCTGTTTCATCCGTAACACTTACCGCAGGTCAAACTTACAATTTTGCTTTTTGTGACGATGCAAGCAATACGATAACTTATTTTCTTTATCGCCAAACAACTGCAAATAAAGCCATAAACATCGGAACGTCAAATAGGCTTCTGCCGAATCCAGCAGGAGCAAGCGGTGGCGCGTCTTCTGTTGATCCGCTGATTGAGATTATTACGACAACAGGCCAAGAAATTACGTCAATCAATGGCGGCAGCCCGATAACCGCCGGACAAAATGGTGTTGCTTCCGTATCGACTGGATTCACAGGTTTACCATCCACAATTACTACAAATACAAGCGGCTTAACGTGTAGCGGCATTGGAGGCTCGACTAACGCAGCAACTTTTAACGTTAGTGATAGAGTAGATGGCGGTCTGTACCCAAAAAGCGGAACTAACGTCACATTTACTTTTACAAATGGCGGTGAGTCTGACGCTGCAAATCAGTCAGTTGTTCACAAGGCCGCTGAAACCAAGGTAGTAATTTCTGCACCGCTCTTTACAGCTAACACAATTGCGCAGGCCATTTTTGACGCAACTGGCAGAGCAGTGGCAGCAGGCGATGAGTTTTATCACACAACCTACAGCGATCTAGTAATCACGACTGATACTGATTTTACTGTAACTGACGCAGGCACTTTTGACTTATGGCATTACGTAAATGCTGGCGCTGATGCTGGTAAAAACTTCTATTACGCCGTTACGATTACTGAAAGCGGTGAAGTGGTTATTGCTGGCGGTCTAACAACAGCAGGACTGACACACAGGGGCTTCACAGCTAGCGGATTGACTCACAGGGGGTTTTAAAATGATTGGAAGCGGTTCTGGTGGATAAAGAAAACCCCGCAATTACGCGGGGTTTTTATTATAATTTTTATTCAGACGAAAAAAAAGCCAGCGCAATGGCTGTCCAAATTTTACTACAACGTTGATTTGGAGCATGTTAATTATGCGCTATAAATTGGTTTAAGTGTAATTAAAAAAATCTATTAGGATTGACTTAACTCATAGCGCAATTGGAGTTATACGCCCCACGCTGTATATTCCGCTGTTAAGCGCTTACCGAACTTGCTTACTCCATCCTGCAACATAGCCGCCAGAATTCACAACGCTCTGTACAATTGCACTAGGCCATGCCTGCAAAAATAATACTAAAGCACAGCAGGCGTATGCGTCAGATTTAAAGCTTAGGTGCATAAGTAACCTCACTTAACAATTCAATCTTGCGGACGGAATTAGAACCGTCCAATTTTCTACCGCCTACAGCCGCCGCAAATCTCGGCGTTACATTCACTCGTCAAAATTGGTGCTTTCTAAATCCTGCCATACACCATTGCCGCTGTAGTGTTTTGGCTCTCCTGAAATATCAATAATTTCAAGAATACCGTTTTCTACAGCATCTAAATCCCCATCAAGAATAGATTCACCTTTTCTAAAGGAGCCATCTTCAAAAATAAATATGTACATACTTTTCTCCATCGCTATGTAAATGTAACAAGTAGCGTCAAAATGACGCGGTGTAAGTCGGTGTTTTAAATTTCTACTCCCAGCGCGCATTTGCGCTAAGCGTTATGACTTGCGCCAGCAAAAAGGGTGGTATTTGCTGCTAGTCCACATACTTTTCATTGGGTAAGCGTGTGGGTCGCGAATATAGATCCTTCCAATCTTAAAAAAGTAGAACGCATTGCCGTTTTCATCCCTCAAGCTGTTTAGAAGATCAACGCTATCTATCCAAAACTTTTTTGATTTTCGGTCTATCGTCCTTGGTGCAAACTTAAACACAACAAAAATATAAATCGAAAGTATCAGTGCTTTCATGTTTCTTTACTCCGGTTAGTTGGTCATAACAAGGCGTTACACGCGCGATGCGGGTAGAACTCACCTTGTCGTTATTTGTTAAATGGCACGCGTGAACGTGGGCGTTACATTCACTACTCCATCCACTTTAAGCAGCCTGTTGTGTCGCAAGAGCCATGCGTGTGTCCGTTGTAGCTTGAAACCAAATAGCGCAAATCACCTTTGCACGTGGGGCATTCCATAACACTGCGAACGTCTTCTTTTGGTTTGCCGTGTTTTTTCTTGATCTCATCTATCGCTTTTAAAAAATTCAAATCAAAATCCATACATCACCTCATTAATTAGTTTGCTATGTAAATGTAACCAGTCACTCAAAGCGACTGCCTAGAAATTTGCGCATTTATCACTGCTTAAATGCAGCGCTTTAGCTCGGCGTTAGCTGTTCCTCGTAGCCCTGAAAAATTCCAACGCTTGCGGCCAGTGAAACCCATCAACAAAACGCAGTAGCGTCCCTTTGAATTTCTCACAGTTTGCTTTGTGCGGTCTGTCATCACACAAATAATCACCATCATCACCAAGCAAGCCTTTATCGTGCGTAACAATAATTCTGCGCTTTAGCTCTGGTAGATTATCTATAATCCATTTTGCTTTATCGCCATAAGCGTAGTGAATACCAGTTGGTGGCTTTGTCGCAATCCAAACTTCAAAACCCATCCCAATTAAGCTGCGAACTGCTGCTATAGCGCCTTCAATTGCAGGCATCGCAGCATAAGCGCCTTCAATCTTTTTGAGTTCATCGCCAGTCATTCCAGTTGCTTTCATGTGAGCTTCAAAATCCACAATAACCCCGTCCATATCTACAAAAACTCTATTCATAATCTGTACTCCGTTGTGTTGCAGCTAACAAGCAGTTGCACGCGATGCGGCAAGAGCTTGCAAATTAATTACTTGTTAAATGGCACGCGTGAACATTGGCGTTACATTCACTAGGCTGGGCGCATTAAAACAGCGTGCCCCATTCCTCCAGTTTTACAGAAAGGACAAATCTCCCATGATGACTCACCAAAGCCATTGTCGGCGGTTATTTGTTTCATATCTTCGCGCACAGCATCTATCTTCACCGTGCAATTGTTGCAACGACCGATCCATTTTTGCACTGTGTTTTTATTTCTGTTTTCAATATTTTCAGAATCCATAAATCACCTTTCAAATTAAATTGCTATGTAAATGTAACAAGTCAATATTACGGACGGGTCAAGAGTCGTCCAATTTTCTACCATCTACAGCCGCCGCAAATCTCAGCGTTAAATTCAGTGGTAGAAATAACCATAAACGTAAGCCGTGCTTGCAAATTCAGGCCATCCGTTACGCGAGTCTAGAGGCCTTGGTTTTCTAAAATTTACGCGGTCAATTCTACCTAACCACTCAAAAAAGTAAGCGCCCTTTAATTTTCTTTTCATCGCAATCATCCGTTATTTAACAAGTCGCTGAAAGAGCGACAGAATTAGAATTTCACATTTGCGAGGAATTATTTATCATTGACTTAGCTAAATTGCAATACAAATAATACACCAATGCGACAAATTTGCAACACTAAACACCAATAATAACAGCATTAAATTCTGTGCGAATATAAACGCCATAGCTTTTGTGGCTTGCGCCAAGATCAGCAGCTATTTTGTCATTATTAGCGCGCTCATCTTGAACAAATGCCAGGATTGCATCGTTCATTCTTGAGTCTCCATGCTTTTGCAGTGGGCAGCTGCATTGAAATTCGCCTTGGATTATTTTCAACTCTTTTCGATTAATGGCATTGAAAACAATATCTACAGTGACTAGCCATGTGAATTCGCTGGTTAAAATATCGTGCGCGTGCTCGCGCCAGATCCTACCAATAGTTAGATTTAGTATTGGGTTTTTGTGGGTGACTGCATCGCTGTAGATTAGTGATTCATCTTCGGCAACTAGCGGGTCTTTATCCGTCCAATTAATAGTAAGACCTATAAACTTTTTGCGAACCTGTGCGATTGCAACTGCTCGGCGGTGTTTGTTTTTTGATGCTTTCATTTACAAATCACCGTAATTGCATAGAGAAATGCCATGCCTAAAACAAATCCTGTCAAGAAGAATAGGCCGTTTAGGTGTGATTCTTTGTCGTCATCGTCGTCAAACATGATTATCACCTACCGCAATATCGCAATCGGGCCGAGTTTTGTAATTCTTCCACCAATCGCGAGGACTTCCGTGCATATCGGAAATATCGCCATTGTCATCTTTAAAAAACCACTTCGGCAGGCGTCTAGGCTTAACTATTACTGCTGTCCAAGTGTCATCATTTACGGCTGCGATTCGGTGCCAGTCGTAAACATTAATGTCATTCTGATAGCCTCTTGCCAATGATAAAAACACATGACTCATTGGTGGGAAACTGCTGCTCATTCCAATTAGGAATTCTTCTAGTAGGGCTGGCAGTTGGCTGCTAGGATTTGGAATCGTTTTTCTCGTTTTCTTTCTGCCTTCGTGATCAATAAATTCCTCTGTATAGCCACCGCAAAGCATCACAGACTGAAATTCGAAAGGGTGGCTATGCAAGTGCCTGTCGCCATCGTTTGATAGGAATCTATGCAGCCACAGGTCTGAGCCATCGCGGAAGGTTCCGGCATAGTAGCGTTGCATGTACGGTGTATTAGTGCGGACAACTGCATCCCATTGGTAAACAGGGTTATCCAAATTAATCTGCTTCATCGGCATATCAGCAGTTAATCGTAATAGGGTTTGTGGGGTTAGTTGTTCCATTGATCAATACTCCGCCTTAGGTAATCGCAATCTTTCGCGCTCAACGTCACGAGCTGCGATTGCTTGGTCTTTTGTTTTGTAGGTTCCTACGTGCATGCTTTTTACAGTCACAACCCACTTATCGTTATCCTTTTGGTGGATATTCATAAGCCCGCTTTTGGCGCGATTTTCTGGGCGCATTGTGGGCTTTTGTCGAGCCTTTCGCTTAGCAGAGTTTTCAGCCTCGGAAATATGTTTTTTGATTGTTACACTAATTGCATTTTGTTTCGGCTTTGGTGTCTTTTGGAAATCCTCTCGAATTTCGGCCTGTTTTTTATTTTCAACTGTTTTGTTGAATTCTATTGTGTCTTTGCAAATACCTGGAGGTACTATTTCAATCTTGCCGCCATTTCGCAGGAACTCATCTACTTCATTGGCCAATATTTCATGCGCAGATGAGTCAACATTGCAAAACGTAATAGGCTGATCTTTTGGTGGTAGCTCTTCGCGTAAAGTCATTGGTGTTTATCCTCGAACTCTGGGCGCAACTTGCCACCAATATAAATATCGCCAATGCGTTTTTTAACTTTCGGCTCTGGGCCACTATCTTGAATAACAAAATAACTAGATGCCGCAATAACAACAACTAGCATAACCATCGCGCCGACCGCAAAGTCAAAATCTTGGCTGAAAATTCCGATTACAGTCAGCGCCGTAAATGCTGCGCTTAGTATCGCGACTGCCAATAGGTATATGAATTGTTTAGTGGTTAGCATGGAGAATTACCTTTTTCAATCTCTGCGCAACGCACAATATCAGCCATTGCGGTTTTATTATCTTCAAAAAAGCGAGTTGGTGGTACATGAATATCAGGAGATGATTTTTTGTAAATCATCATAGCTGCAAAGCATGTATCTGTTTCTGACTCAAGTTTTTTGCCTTCATCACCCGCTAGCGTAACAACCCATCCTGCGCGGCAGTGAGTCGTACCGCAATGCCATGAACTCATATTTAATGCACTTTCAGGAGCTACAGCATCCAAAACTTTCTGGTGTATATTTTCAATTACTGGAATATCTAAAACACCATTGAGTTTTTCTTCGTGTTTGATTTTTGTGCAATAGCTGCAAGAGCGGCAATAGCTGCAATCGCTGCAATCGCTGCAAGAGCTGCAATCGCTGCAATCGCGGCAATAGCTGCAATCGCTGCAAGAGCTGCAATAGCTGCAAGAGCTGCAATCGCTGCAAGAGCGGCAATAGCTGCAATAGCTGCAAGAGCGGCAATTCCAGCAGCCATCATTAGTTTCATTATCTGATTCGTAGTTAGGATTTTCCTCTGCAAATGTAGGAGACACACCATTCAAGGTTTTATCTTCACGATTTAAAAAATCCGAAAATGTTTCAAAGATTTGTGTTTTCATTATTTCGCATCCTTATATTTGCTGACGATGCAGCCAGAGTAGGTGATGACGGTAAAGCCGTCTTGGATTTGTGCCTCGTAGCGCTTAAGCTCTGCACGTATGCGATTCATCTGCGAAAACACACGAGAGCGCCATTTTTTGTCCAGCTTGTTTGCTAGTTTCATTGCGCGAATTCCTGCCGCAAGTGCTGCGCGCAAATCTTGGACTAGGTGGCCGATTGCTATGTAGGTTTTTTTCATGATTAGAATTCCACTTCGCAAGCGTTAACCATTGAGTCGTGATTAGCTTGGCTATCAAGGCGGCCATCTTCATCTTCGCGCTCGTCAACATAGATTTGTATATCGTCTTCGTCGTAGTAGTTCATTTTCCCGCTTCCTGTTTGTTGATTCAGTGAGCGCATAATTACACACCCAAAAATAATACGCAACACATTTGCGGCAAATATTTCAATTATTTATTTTATGCGTGCTGCCTGTGGGAGCGCAGCACTTGTCATTAGAAAGTGGTTGGCTGAGCTACCGAGCGAACCAGCGCCATAATTCCGGTTTGCAAGTCTGTTTTGCCAATCGCAACCCAACGCATATCAATCGCGTGGCCACCAGTTTGCGCATTGAATGTGGCAAGGTCTTCAATTAGCGCACCCAGCTCAATACCTTTCTGTTTAATTTTGTTCATCATGTCAATTTCATCTTGGTTCAAATCGCGGTAACCTTTGATTTTTTCATGCTGATCTTTCATGGTAAAACCTCTCACTTGGTTAAATTAAACCTGCTACAACATGTAACAAGCAGTTAAAGCCCCGACTTTGTTGTAGTCAGTTAAATATTGCAATTCTTTATATTCAATAACTTTTCCCAATCTAGCAACGCCTGCCAAGCTGCATTTGAGCCTAGGGCAATGCATGCGAATGCGCCTAGATCCTGCCCAGACTCCAAGTATTCTATTTGATCCTTGCTGATTGTCGATAGCGTATGGTCTACCCGCTTCATTTCGCAGATAAAGGCGATTGCAGCAGGGATAACTATATCGCTGGCACCTTTGTTAAGCGCGCCCTGGTCGCCGTCTATGGTGGCAGATTGATAACTTCTCTTGCCCTCGTTCTTTGGGTGAATCGCGACCTTGTAATATGCAGGCCGCAACTCCTTAAGAAAACCGAAAAACTCCTTTTGCTCGGTTGATTCTTGGCGGCAATCTTTGTCACGGTGATTGATATCGCCATAGATTTTTATGGTTTTTGGGAGGCGCATTAAACCAACTTAACATAAACAATAATTGGGTATGTGCTTTCTTTTGTGGCGCGCATAAAGTGCTTGCCGATTGTGCAAATTCTACCAACAGAATCAACGCATATACCGATATCTTTAGGGAAATTCGAAAACCATGACTGCGCTTTATTGATCCATTCTTGCTCGCTGTGAAATCGAAACAACTCTTCACCTACTTCAATTGTAATTTTAGGCATTATTCTCTCCAAAATCTAAGCGCATCCCTGCGCAGTTAGTTATTAAAAGTTTGCAATATCAGACTCACCAAGCTCTGGCGTTGATTGTTGCGGTTGTGGCTCATCGGTTGCGATTGGTGCGTCATAAGCTTGCGCCTTCATGTACTGTTCTTTGTAGAACGAATCCATATCAGGATGCAATTCAGTAGGCACCATTGCCCAAACCTCATCAACGGCTGCTGAGCCATAATTCACAGCGGCTTTTAGTTTTATAGCCCATTCGCGTTTGGCGTTTGGTTGTTCTGGTTGTGCTGCTGGCGCTTGTGTGCGCTGCTGAGCGGGTGCGTTGCCAATGGCTGCAATGGGGTTGATAGTAATACTCGACTTCTTGCCCTTGCTTGTCGTAATCAGCAGCGTAGTGACGTTGCGAACCGCGCTCATACCTGCAATCTGAATGCCGCCGCATTTTTCCTTGCCAAAGCGAATCTCTTTGTTTCGGAATAGCTCAACGGTTTCGCCAATCCATTTATCAGGATCGCCACCAAGGATTTCAGTCAACACGCGGCCCATGCCTTTTGATGGCTTCCACGGCTTACCATTGTCATTGTAATAGTTGATGATGATCTTTTGTTCGCTGCCAAGATTAATTGACACTTTTGCAATCACAATCGTGATGTTAGCTGCAATCAAGTCGTCCGCGTTTAACTGGTCGCTCTTAGGTGCAAGCGCTTGCTGTAGTGCTGTTGCGTTGTTCATCGGTTATTCCTCAATTCGCTCGATAGTATCTTCAAAACCATATTCATAAGCGGCCCATCCAGGTGTTGGCAATGGGATAACTTCACTCTTGCCCGCATACCCTGGCCAATTGTTGCCGGCCTTGCACTCGTTCAACAAGTGATAGCCTTGCCAATATTCAGTGCGCCCAGCATCAAGTTGTTGCTCATCCATCACATAAGCAACCGGTACAAATGGCAGTGTTTTAGATTGCGCCAATAGGACAATGCGGTCTGGATATACGCCGTAATGCTCCTTGTATAAATCGGCCTGCAATGCCATTTTAAGCCAGTATTTCAGCTTGCAAGCCTGTGCGCCGAACTTCAATGGGCTAACATCTGCGCATGATTTATAGTCCCATATTTCGCCGTTTTTAGTGATGCGGCCATCTGGTGCCATTTCGCCAGGTTTAACGCGGATATCGATGCGCACCTTGAAATCTTCGCTAACAATTGACTGCTCATATTCAAGTTCAGCCGAAAACGTATATCCGAATTTTTTAAGTGCTGATCGCATTTTTAGTAATCGGTCATAGACTGCGGGTTCAACGACTTCAATTCCAGACTGCGCGCACTCTAAATTATGGTTTCCGATAATATCCTGCAAAATAGGCGGGTTTTCACCAGTAGAGGCGATCATATCCAATAATTCAGCTTTAGACTTCCCGCTGCACTTAATGCCCTTATCTTTCAGCCATCCCTCAAGCGCTTTATTACCATCAAGCGCATCAGGATAATCAGCAGGATCAATGCCGCGCGCATAACGCTGTTTGAATTGCGCAGGCTCCAATACGCAAGCATGAGCCGCAGAACCTTCTGCTAGAGCCGCAGAACCTTTTCGCTCGCGGCCAATAAACTCAGCGGGGCATGTTGATATAATCTCAGCCAAAACACTACCACTAGCCTGCGGGAATTCTGGCGAGTGGTAGCGTTCGTTTGAGAGTTCTTTTGATGTGTATAGGGTGGTGGTCATTAGATTGGTTCTCCATTAATATTTTCGCCAAGCGTTATAATGCGATCAAATAGCCAGTTTTGCATTGTTCTATCGAAATCAGCGCAGCCAGTTTTAATATGTACCCATTCTTCCATTAGTGTTCCAGCAAGTTGCTTTGTGCCAAGCTGAAAAGCCATTTCACTAATATATATTTCGCCATCAAGTGCTCGACCCATAACACCTTCACCTAAACCGACAACAAAATTTATAGGGAAGTCGTCAACATTAATATCCATTTTCGATAGGAATGTCTTTGCGCGTGAAACCATTTTTTGCTGAACTTTTGTAAGCACAAAAGGCTCAAAGCTGCGATTTTTTATGATGTGCTTTTGCAATAGAAATCTGGCCGATTCTGTTATGCCTTTTTCAGTTTTGCTTAGCTTATCGAGTGTTTCAATAAAAATATCGCTGCATGAGTAATCGCTATCAAATCCAGCCTTATTTTCAAAGCAATCTGTTCGCATAATTGATTCAATCATGGAAGGCACATTCAGCAGCTGCATTGCTCGCTGAATGTAATATTTGCAATACCATGGCTCTTTTACTGTGCGATCTTCAGTAAGCTGAATATGGCTTTTTATGTTGTATCCGAACTTTGTATCTGCCTGATAAACAGCAACGCCCTTGTAAAAAATATAAGGCAGCGCTTTATCAAAAACCTGAATTTCAGATGTTTCAAATACTGGCACTAAGTCTTTGTCTAAAATGTAGCTGTCTTTTTCTGCAAGAGTTTTAAGTATTTCCATGCAATCAACTTCGATCACGGTATCAAACCCATCCTGATAAGACTCTGACACGGTGCCTTTTTCGTCGATACAGTTGCAATATAGCTCGCGAAAAGCCATCCAAGGCTGCCAATTTATGCCCATATGGGTAGTAAAATTTGCTGCAATGTGGTCGCCAGTTGTGTGATCTTTGATAAATACAAAATCTCTATCTTGACCGCGAAAATCCTCGCGCTTAGTCACAAACTCATAGCAATAAAAATACCCGTCATCGCCGCGAGTAGTTATTTTAATCGAGCCGTGATGGCGCAAAATGATAGCAATTGCATACTTAAATCCAGTTCCAAAAAAGCCAATTGCGCTATCATCTTGCTTTGCAGAAAGGCCAAAGGTAAGCATTCCGCGAATGTCAAAAATGCCGTTATTCATAAAAAATACTTTGTTGCTCATAGGTTTTCCCTGTCAGTTAATTAATATTGAGTCCAAAGCATAACCCCATAAATCTATATTTGCAACACATTCGCGGCATTTATTTTGATAATTTATTTAGCCTCTCAATTTCGCAAGCCATGCCTAAACACAACGCTTGTAAATCCTCAAAATGCACATCATGGCCATGCACAAAATCGTTGATACAAGAAAAGCTATAATCCGCCGGCATAGTTATGCCGTCCTGCGAAACCGTAAGTGCTCGCCCGTCTTGATTATATGTTGTTTGCTGGATCACTCTATAACCTCCCTGCCACTACGAAACAATTTCTTAGCAATAATCGAAAAACCTTTATCATTCTTGCGGTGCGTAATCTTCGCCGGAATATCAAACATAGCCAAATGACTAGCAAGCGATAGTATTGGTGTGCGAATACTTATGCCGCGAGTAATGCCATATTGCTGCGGGCAATGATCCTCGAAAAACTTCGCCCACTTGGCTTTTACCCATGCTTCACGCGACATAGGATCAAGTATTTCTTTTGCTACATCGCCGTTTTCAAGCTGGTACTGGGCGACTATTTTCTTGCGATCTTTCGTTAATCCAATTGAGCCGCGAACAACAACCTGCCAATCGTCATCGGTGTAATGCTTTCCGCTCAAATTTGCATTAGGATCAACTAATACATGGTCGCATTCACGGCATGATCGCGCTACTTTGTCATTCTCGGTTCCGCACTTTTCGCATATTTTTGATGACCAGAAAAACCCGCATCGGCCATCTTTGTCGAGTTTGTCGCCAGTCCTATTTATGCATCGGCGCGCAAACTTACTATTTTCACACTCGCATCGCGGGCATAGAATTATTTCGTCTTTGCGCTTGGCTTTTTCAAGTTGTGCGACCTCAAGTATCGGATCGTTGAACAGGTGCCCGATTGATTCCATTGTCGAGGAATAATCCAACACCAGAGCATCGGACTTGGTCATGCCAAGGTCAACATGCTTTTGCTTCAACAATCGAATAGCGCGACCAATAAGCTGGATTAATAGCGTTAAACTGCCTATTTTTCGCAGAATAACGATTGTATCTATCGGAGGGATATTAACCCCGACCGTCCAGCATCCAATCTGCAAAACGTATTTTATTTTTCCCGTCTCGCATCCTTCTTTTATAATTTTTCGCTGCTTATGCTTAGTCGATTCGGTAATCATTGCATAGCTGTTTTCAGGAAGAAATCGCGCGACCTCTTTCATGTGCTTTGATCCGGCGCAGGTAATCAAAACCACATTTCTATTGGCGGTTAGCTTAACAACCTCATCGATGATCGTTTTCGTTAAATCTTCGTTTTCGAGTGCGATTTTTTGCATCTCGTCGAGTTGTTCTTTGGTTAGGTCTGCGGTGCCATCAATTCCGCTCGGATCAACTGACGAGAAATCATATTGCAAATCATCATCGTGACCCGTACCGAAAACAGGGGCGTGCACAAAGCCCATCTCGACAAGCTGCCACATGTCAATTTTGAATATTTCTTTTTTCCAGAATTTACCTTTAATCGGTTCAATGCCGCGAAAAGGTGAACCTGTATAGCCAATAATTCGCAGCTTTGGATTGCGGCGATACAGTTCGGCAAAAATGCGCATGTACTGGCTTTCAGGATCGTCGTAGGAGCATTGGTGGCACTCATCGACTAGCACAAGATCAAACACCTTATCGCGCAGCGTATGCTCTTCGTCTTCCTTGCCCGCAATCCCCTCACTAAACAACGAACGGCATACAGTGCCCTCGCTACCTACAATTACAGGGTATTTGGTTTTCTTTAATCCAATGCTTGCAGAAAAAATGCTATTACGAACCGCTCCAGTGCCATCCTTGCCAACAGCCCACATCTCATCGCTGTTCTGTTCTACAAGCTCGCCAGTGCGCGCAATGCTTAAGATGCGCAATTGCTGCCTGCCAGTATCCGCTGCGATCTGCTGGGCGCGCTTGGCGATCATTGCCATCATGATAGTTTTGCCAGCCGACACGCTCGCATAGATGTAACCAGGCTCAATGGTTGCGCGGATATGCTCGACTGTTTTTTCGTAGCACTCCCATTGGTAGTCGTAGGGTCTTACTGGCAAAAACCATGTTGCATTCCTAGGTGGTGATTCTATCGCTGTCATCCCTACTCCTCACAAATCCAATCATTAACCCCAAGATCCGGCCGAAGCATCGAGCGAGTGAAACCCGATTCTTTGACGTCATTAATTTTGCAAAAAGCAGTCGCAGCCTCTTGACTGATTTTCCGGCGCGATTTCATGTTGCGGATCGTGCTGTAATTAATATCGGTAACCTCTGATAGCCAAGTGGCTCGGAATT